CATAGATGGGAATTTGCCTAAATAAGCCCTCTGTTCCAAAGAAGGCTCTGGAGATAGTACTCCGTCAGCATCTACCTTAAAAACCGACCCTGGTATGGACACTGTTCCGCTTCTTTGCGTTTTGTGTTTAACAACCATGAGGGTTCCCTTCATTGCATAAAAGGCACCCCGCCCGTGGGGGTAGGGTGCCTCTAGTGCTTATCTACCTTAAGCGATTAAATCGCCAGTAGGCAGTACGTTCTTAATGACATGACATTTGCTCGGTACCGAAACAATCGGTGCTCCGAAAAGCATGAGCAAGAATGGTCGTGTCGTCTTAACTTCTGCGAGTGGTCGTCGCATGAAATCAAGCAATCGAGCGAATCGCATAACTGCTGGGTCATGCTTAACCATAACGATGCTTGAAGAATTTGGTACTACGCTACCATCATCGACAAAATCAGTGGTTGCGTTGCCTGAATCTGCGACCTGTCCGATTAGCTTACAAGAAGCAGCACCGCCGCCTGCTGTAGAGCGATAGATTCGGTAGAAATCAGTGTCAGCAGCAGCGCCAGTACGTGTAATGGTAAGCGTTACCTTGTTAGCAGCGCCAACAGCGATAGATGCCTCCGCGCCCTGTCCATCCAGCAAAGTAGCTGCATCACTGTACCCAGTGCCGTTGCTTACTGCGATAACCTTGTAGTGGTAATCACCTGCGGCTAACGCGCCACCACCAGCAGCTAATCCAGCAATAGCAGGCTTATTGCTATTGCCACCACTACCTGCGGCAGGAGCGTCCCAGCTATTGAAAAGGAACGGAGCAGCCTTAACAGCGATAGGACCGTAAGGACCCATGATTTTAAGGTCGCCCGCACCAAAGGTGAAGCTGCCGTCAGACTGGCTGATTGTGTTGAAACGACCGAAATCGTTTGTCTGCTTAATTAGAGCACCATGAATACGTGGTTCAACGTAGATGGTGTCAGGCGCACCGTAACGAGGTGCAGCAAAAACGTCAGACAGAAGTTCTTGAAGGAACTTAGGAGTTACCATCTTACCTTGTGCATCGCTGACGCTCTTAGACTCTGCGCTGATTTGCTTGATAACGCCGTCGAAACCAAGACCGTTAACGCTCTCATCGCCGTGCCAAAGTTCCCGCTCCAACTTCTGCATCAGACGAAGCGTACCGCGCTCAGTCTCTTCAGCAAGTGCTGTTGGGTTAGGACCGACCAAGGGGTTGATGGTAGAAGCAACGTCAGTGATTTCACGAAGCTCTGCCATGTACTTGATCTTGACGAACTTTCGCTCGTACTCAGATTTGTTAGCAGCAGGAACGCCACCTTCAGCCATGAAAGGGCTGATGTCAAGACCGTGGTCTTTGATGACGTTGTACTCATGTACAGTCTGACCAACCTGGACTTTTGGCATGTTACGCCAAAGTTGAACAGCGTCCATGCTGTAAGTAGCAGACGCAAGAACATTCTCAAGGCTCTGAGGAATCAGAGGAGAAAGTGAACCTGCACCAGATGTACCTGCTGGAGTCTGATATCCTGCGGTTGTTGACTTCCGCAGTGCTTCATTCAATTTTTGAAGGTCCTCAACAGGGACCATCTCGTTAATACCTGGGATATTCATGTGGTTACTCCTTAGATCCCGAATTGATACTTAACGGTGTTCGCGGGAACACCACACTCTAATTGCGTAATTGCCTTGAGCAAAACAGCCTTGCGAGCATCGTCGCCTGTTGTCTTGATCTCATCCATTGCTTTTTCAAGCAAAGTTGCTGTCTCATTAGTCTCAGGCGCTTTCTCTTCATAAGGAGATTCTACGGTGTCTGAAGTGATTGACTTTTGTAGAGTTGGCTCGCTCAAAGACTTTTTGACAGCCTCAACCTGCTCAGTAACCTGTGCGACTGCACCGTACTGGTTATTTAGAAATTCTCGGACTGCTCGCATCTCTTCACCAATGGCAAGAAGACCCTTAGCTAGAGCATCGTTCTGCTCACGAACTTCAGCAAGAAGAGCGTCTGCACCACGAGTAACAGCGTCTGCTACATTGTGTGCCTCTTCCAATGCCTTAGTTGTGTCTGAGAAACCCTTCTCAACTGTTTCAGTCTCTTCAACTGTCTCAGTGATTTCAGTTGTTTCTTCAGTCTCAACAGTCTCAGCGGCTGCTGTAGACTTGCTCATAACTTCAGCAATATCATTGAGTGCCTTCTGAAGGTTCTCAGTGTCTACTGTTTCCTCTTGATAAGACGCCGCAATTTTATTCGCGGTGTCCTCTTCGATCCCATTAGAGATCAAGTGCTTCACCAAATGTTCCATCTTGACGCCCTTTCATCGAGGTCATTGGGGTTGTAATACTAACACATACATTCGCGCACAATGTGCCGATAATCAATAGTATATATCCCAAAATGTAGGGAGGTATCTACATATTGGGATAAGTGTGTGGCTTAACTGTAAACTATCTAAAAGACTGTGAAATTCTAGAGGCATATTTCAACGCATCTGCGTATGAAACCCCTGGAAAACTGTCTGCAAGCATGATGGCTAGATCCCGTATACTGATTCTGGGTCTATATTTAAGCGCATCAATGGCAGCATTTGAGACAGTATTTGCCATAGATTGAGGAATCAAAGGAGAAAGTGACCCTCCCATGCTCGGAGGAGTCTGATACCCTGCCGCTGCTGCTAAGGATTTTAGAACATCAAACCTAGCTTCCGCATTAACAGGGTGCGCAGTGATTGCCACATTAAGAACTTTAGACTTAACAATCTTAGTTTTGTCCCTGGCGACAACCTGTCCCTCAACAGAAAAACCTAGTCGTCTGTCTGATTGCGCCTTCTCCAGAGCCATAGCTGTCTGATAAATCTCTCTGGCTAAGGGTTTGTGTAGGTACAGCACACCTTCAATTCTAGTAGCAGGTTCCCCATTGTGAGTTGTAGGCTCGATTGTGTCGGGATGTCCCAGAACAGCATCTGGACCCTGCTTGTGTTCATAATTGAACCACCCCTTTGACAGAGCATACGTCCAATCAATCCCATTTTGCAGAATCTCATCTCCCTGCTGATCTTTACTTTGCGTAGATACAATGCCTCCAATACGCGCAGTCATTGGCTCCGCGTCTTCAGCACTCCCTTTAACTAAGTCAAAAGGTGTCCAAACTGAAAAATAATCTTTATGACTGTTCATTGTCTTCTTTCCTCACCATGTTACCGTCTTTAATTGTGAACCCTGGGGGTACTATAACGGTGTCGCATCGGCAGTTAGGATGGATTGGAAAAATAGTAGCCTTCCATTCTCTCCGCTTCTTGCCTACATTTGTACCATTTTCAAATAGTTCCTGCACACTGAAGACCACTGGATTTTGTGAATCCCCACATAGACGTATGCAATCCTGACAAGCCCCGCTCTCATGAATCCTTGCAATCTGAGTATCTGAACCAAAGTCTTCGACGCCAGAAATTACACGAGCATCGTTGTAGCAAGCCTGTAATTCTGTTCTTGCGATTCTTTCCCAATTTCTCTCGTACTCTCGGGATTTGTCTGCAAGCCGTCTGGCTAATGCTCGCCAGTCTTTCGCCCCTATGAACTCTTGTGCCGTCTCTTCGCGTATAATTTTCAGTTTTTCGGCACGCCTCTCAGCATCAACCTCACGAATAATTGTCTCTTTGTCCCACTCCTCAAAGACAATTCGCTCCATGTCCTGAGACATTTCGACGCCCAGCCCCCTGGCGAATGACCCTGCGTGTCTGACTGCCTGTTGATAGCCATGCACCTCAAAGTCTCTTAGACCTTTAGGCACATCAGGTTTCATGTTGTTGCTCATAGATACGGGAGGAGGGGGTTTAGGAATAGACGCGGGTAACATGACCGAAACCCTACCAGCCTCTGGAACTTTGTAAGTGTCTACCGGCTCGTCTTTTAATTCATTTACTCTTTCCGCAACAACGCCTTTCCACCTATCAATATCCCAATCGCGCATTGAGTCAATCGCGTCAAGGTCTCCGTGGTAGTCATTGATATGGTCACTTACGTGGTAGATGAACTCCAAGTAGTCACATCCCGCCCCTGGGACTAGGGCTTTATCCAATTCACTTTGAGTAAGCACGCCTCTATTAAGCAATTCAGATATTCTAGCGGTACCTAAATTAGCGGCTCTGAGCCCGAAGAGTTGTACAATGAAAGCGTCATGATGATCTGTAACAACTTGAGTCGCTATCTTGCTGAGTAGTTCACGCCCATCACGAAACATCGTTTTCCTCGATACGGGAGATCAAATCTTGTCTCATTAAATCAAGTCGGTGCTCATACATCTTAGAAAGCGCCTGGGTAATGTCTTCGATTACCTGCATCTCCCCAATCCTCTGTCCTTTTTTACTGGTCAGAGATTTCTCAATCCCACCGCAACACTTGGGCACACCTGCTGCTTTTAACGCCGTCTGCAAAGCCCAGTTTGCTTTGTCTCTAACCCTCTGGGGGTCTTCTACCAGTTCGCCTTCGTAAGACTCATTGATCTCTAGCTTCATAGGACTTCTACCTTAACAGTCCTGAAC